ATGTATTTTCCATTACGCCAAGTACAGGCATTGATTGCTTGATAAGTTGCCATATCAATTCACCTCACTCATATACTGCTGTTACCAGCGAATTCACGATTCCACAAAGGGAAGAATTTAGCCTTATGTCGGTGATATTTCCTGTAGTTATTGATGTAGCCGCTTGTGGTACTAGAATTTCTGCAAGACATAATTCATATACCTCTGCATTACGTGTCAGTGTTGGAGCAGTAGGCGTTGCTGCCGCTGTTCCTGTCAGTACCACAGCTGTGATACTTCGGTTAAGAAGACTCCACCGGATTACAATCCGGTCAATTCTTGGATAGGAACCGTTAGCAGTTGTCAGTGTCTTGTTCAGTGCTTCCGTATTCTCATATCGGTAGCCGTTAATCCATGCACTTCCTGCCGCAATACTGACGGTCATTCCTGTTGTTGATGTTACTTGCAGATTTGTGGTATTTACATAAAAGATGCCATTAGAAACCAAACTTCCGAAATATGCTGCAAAGTCGGTAGCATTGTAAATTCTGTCGCCACTGGAAGAATTAAAGAAACCACTCTTTTCCACCTCTGATACCCTCCTTTCTCATCGTTTTACAGTACTTGTTTCAAATGTATCAACTTACAAACCATGTAGCATTAAACGTCAGCCATTCTGTTCCTGCAATGCTTGCTACATAGGCATTTGTTCCATATCTACTGCAGGAGCACACTCCTGCACTTGTTATCTGTAACAGCCAGGTATTAATTCCTGATCCCTGACATCTTACCGTAACATACCCTGACATTGGTCTATATTCGCTTGGTAGGGTATAGAAGCTTAAGTTCGTTGCTGAATTTATGGCAGCTCCTGCAGCGGGTAGCATTGCCCCATGAAAATGAACCATTTTCCCTATTTTTCTTAATCTCGGTCGTTGAGCAGTAGAATAAATCGTAAAACTGTTTTCCAAATCTGTATCCGATAATTCAAGATACCCGGTATCCCCACCGTAAATAATACCCGTGGTAGTGTCACCGTTAACGCATACTGCTCCACCCTCTAAGTTGAGATACATAGGGGATGCCGAACCATTATTACGGGCTTGTATTTCATTTCCATCAAAAACCATGTTCACACCGGTGGAAACGCCTATCTGCAATGGATTGTCTGTTGATGTAAGGCTGACATCACGGTTTGGTAGCTGTAACTTATAAAATGAGCCATCCTCACTATAGGTAGACGTCTTTATCACTCCGTTATCAACTGCGGATACTGTAAAGGTCTGACCACCATATGAGAAGGTAGATGATACTGTCGGAAGATTTGCAACAAGGATTAGTGCCCCGTTATCTGGATCTGCTATCAGATTTCCTGATTCACTGAATGCATACAAACCATTCAAATAAGCAGTTCCGTAATCCGATAGCCAGATATAGATATCCCATATTGTCTTTGTGGAACTTGCTGATTTTACAACCTTTATATCTGTTGAGAGAAAAGGACTTTTATCCCTTGCATAGGACTGCACAAAGGACTGTATAGACATTGTTGCAAAGGAAGATGTCGAGTAAACATAACCCTCTATCGTACCTGACTTTGGAGTTGTCCCCGTCCCAAAGTAATCAAACTTAAAAGCAATACGATTATAGGAACCGTTAATCACCACTCTTGCTGCATGAAAGTATTTTGCTAGAGTAGGGTCATTCCCTCCGGCAGTCGATGTATTCACAGCCAACTTTGCAGAGTTTATCATGACACCGCCTAAAAACCTCTGTAAATCAGCCCAACTGTTTTCATCCACCAGTAATTCCGAAATTCCCGCCGGAGCACCAAGAGCCGTCCTTACCTTACTAAAATCAGATTTAATCTTCTGTGTAATCGTAAGCTCTGCTTTTCCAAAGATAACGCTGATGCTCTGTCCGTCCCCGTCATAGCTTTCGTCTATCTCCACAATACGTGTGGTCATGGATACACCCCACTTTTTCGAGATAACTTGTACCGTCTGACCAAGATCATAATCTGTTTTATAGATTAAATTCCCATGATTATTTACGGTAACATTAAAGGACTGCGCTGTGGCAAGTTCCGCAAGCCTTGTCTGCCCGCGGTAGGTTAGAGCCTCCGTATAATCAGAAGGAAAATCCGCAGAGCGAAGATCCTTTGCATCCACAAAGGCTTCTCTTCGATTTTCTCCCGTACCACCTGTGATGTATGCAAAGATACGGTCTGCATCGCTCTCTCCTTCCCCTCCTATCTTGGCGGTATTGGCATGCCCTGCTGTGTTTTTTGTAAAGGTCTGATCAAGTAGGTTCTCATATTCCTTTGAAAATACAGCCTGAGAAGACTCTCCGATATAAAGTGTTACCGTAAGGTGCCCCGATGATGGTTCAAATACAGTTTTGATACCTACGGATGATGCATCACAAAGTTCTTGTATTTCATCCAGAAGGTTGTTATAGGAAACCTGTTTTTTCACTGGTTTACTTAAAGATGATGATGAAAAGCTTAGGTTATTAATCTTACGATTCGTGTCTGTAGGTGATATGACATTATGGTTTATCAATTGTCCGATACAGGCAGAAAGATCACCGCCTAGGATTTCCGTATTCCAAATGATACGCCGACCTAATAGTACGGTGGCAAACCGCCCGCTTACCGTTATACTTTCACTGTCAGTCTGCGACAGCTGCAGATATTCAATTAACCCCACTTCCTCATCATCATTTTTCCAGATATAATTTCCTTCTTGGAGTAGGGTGGCATTTTCGGAAGATGCATTTGCCTTTAATTCAAAGGAACCGCACTGAGAGTAGCGTCTAGTCCATCTTAGATACTCAAAGGATTCAACAACTCCGATTAAGGCACGGTTCTGATTAAATACATATAGTTCCATAAGCTACACCCCCAGAAACTGCGGACGATAATAAATACTGACATCAAGCAGTTCAAGATTAACTGACGCATCATAACGAAGGTTGTTTATTCCAGGTGCGAGCTGAAAGAAGTCTGAGTCGGTGTCTAACAGATAAAAGGCATTGCTCTGTGTAGTACCGATGATGCTTATCACCCGTTTTCCTGCAAAGTGTGTATATATGTGAAATTCATCTCCTGAACTCATTGTGGTGAGAATTTTTACATACTCTCCGGTATCCAGATGCAAAAGCTCCGGATTTGTAACAGAACCTAATGCCTTGAATACAATTTCACAGCCACAAGGTACATCTCCGATGTTATCCAATGCAATAATCTGACTTGGCTGTCTTGCTCCAAATTCCATACCACTCACTGGTATCTCTAAATCAAACTCAAGCATTGCATTCCATGAAGCAAGCTCCTGTCTCACCTCTTCGAGCAATTCAAAGAAAGGCGAAGGACAAAGTAAACTTAAGAAAAACTTTGGTATTCTCTCTCTTGTAGATACAATCAGTGTTACTTCCTCCACAATGCAAGAAATCTGCTTATCACGATAGCATAAGATCCCAGTCTTTTTTGGACTAAAGAATCGAAGGAGTTCTTTTCGTAACTCATAGGCTTTACTTGCATCTTCTGCTACAATCGTACCCTCTAATGTGATGTTTCGCATATCCAGAGTGGAAGATACGAAAAAAGCACCATCTTGCTCCGGTGCCTTGAAGGTATTGATAATGTTTCGGATGCTTCCCGTTCCATCCAGCTTTTCTAAAAAATAGGGTTTTGCTTGCTTTATCGTAAGACTTTCCCCATTGGAATTAATATAGGTTATTTCCACATGAGCCCTCCTTCCTAATATGACATAGCCAACTTCTGTGATAGGTTCTTGAACTCTCTTGCCAGTTCTTTTTCAGAGAGAGCCTTCGGCGTCACAACAGAAAGATTTTGTGTGATGGTTGTACCGGTAGGTGCAATCCCCCCTTGACTAGCTTGACTGCTGTAATTTAAATCAAGGTTGGTTGGTATTGCATGTTGCATATCCCTTGCAACCTCTGCCATGGCATCTTCAAATCCCACACCAATTCCTTCGCCCATGTTACGACCAATTCCTGCAAACAGAGTGGAAGGTGAATTAATGCCAAAGAAATCTTTAATACTTGATACCACACCTCCAAAAAAGCCGGAAATTTTTTCACGTAACCATTCCCCTGCATCCGATATACCATTCCATAAACCATGAATCAAATCGGTTCCTACCTGCTTTATATCTTCAAGCGAATCCGTAAAGCCTTTTACAATTCCTTCAATAATCTGTGGTACTGCTTTGACTATTTCTACAATTATGGTAGGTAAATTTTCAATGAGTGCTACAAATAGTTGAACACCGGCTAAGATAATCTTATCGATATTATTTACGATAGCGCTTACCAAAGAACTGACGATTTGCGGAATTGCCGGAACAATCGTTGCGATAATCGTAGGAAGTGCTCGAATGAGTGCTACTAATAACTTGATGCCTGCATCAATGATGAGTGGAATAGACCGAATGACTGCATTAATAATACTATTAACAATTTGCGGAATAGCTGGAACAATCGCTGTAATAATGGTAGGCAGTGCAGTCACCAGGGAAGTCAACAATTGAATTCCTGCATCAATAATCAGAGGAATGGACTCCACAAGAAAATTAACAAGTGCTGTAATAATTGCAGGCAAAGCTGAAACAAGCTGAGGAATTGCATCAAGTAGTCCTTGTGCCAAACCAAGAATCAGCTGTAAGGCTGCGTCCAGGAGCATAGGCAGGTTATCCACCAAACCCTGTACGATGGTTGTAATTGCACCTACTGCCACTGGTATAAGCTGTGGCAATGTCTCACCGATGCCACTCACAAGAGCTGTCACAAGTTGTACTGCTGCATCAATGATTAAGGGCAGACTTTCAATCAAAGCACCAACGATTGTCATAACTGCGTTAACAGCCGCAGGGATAAGTTCTGGTAGTAGACTTAAGACTGTTTGTAATACCTGTGTGAACAGTTCGGTTACAGTTTCAAGTAACATAGGTAATAGGTCACCGACTGCTTGCAAAATTGCGCCTGTTGCCTGTGGCAGAGCTTTCACGATGTTCTCAAGCACAGGCACGATATTTTTTACCACAACCTGAAAGGCATCCACAAGATTTTCTGTCAGGTTTGTCATATCAGCATCTGCATTTCCAAGACCCGCTGTGAAGCTACCGACTGCGGCTTGCAGCAGACCAATAGAGCCAGTGACAGTTTGTGTTGCCTCACGGGCAAAGTTTCCTGCATATTGCTCCGTGTTCTCAAAGAACATCTGCATGGCAACTTCAGCTTTTTCCGCTTGCGTTGCGGTATTCCAGGTAAAATCCAATCCTTTAGCAAGTGCATAGGCTTCGATATTAGTAGCGTTCATGGCAACACCGAGATTATCCATCATGTCGAAATTGCCCTTTGCAGCACCTGTAACAGCTTCCATCGCCATAGACATATCAATACCCATGACGGATGCCATATCCGCAGCACGTTGCATTGCTTTTTCAGTGAGTTCAAGAGATTTTTTCTGTTTAATACCACTGCCTTGAAACAGTGCACCCATTTTATTAGCGGTGGCGAGATATTGGTTCTGAGACAAACCGAGGTTTTTATAAGCCTCCTCTCCAGACTTCTGAATGGAGGTAGCATACTTTCCAAACACAGCTTCACTACCACCAAGGTTCTGCTCCAACTCTCCGAACTGTTGAACGACCTCCTTACCCAGTTTAATTGCAGCAGCGCCTATGGCAATGGTGACAGCCCCCATTGCTACACCGATACCTTTGAGGACTCCTCCCATCTTTTCAAACTTATCACCTGACTTCTCAGCTTCATCTCCTGTTGCTTTCAGTTCATCACCTAAATCATCGGTATTCTCAGTAGTCTCTGCAAGTTCACGCTCCATGCCATTAAGTTCAGCTTGTGCTTTATTTAGTTGTATCTGCCAATTCTGTGTTCGGCGGTCATTTTCGCCAAAAGAGGATGATGCATTGTCCAGTGCAGCCTTGAGAGTAGAGATCTTCTCTTTTTGTGCATCGATTTCTTTATTTAAAACTGCATTACGGGCGGTGAGTGCAGTAATGGACTTATCGTTTTTATCAAACTGACTAGTCACAAGGGTCATCTCACTGCCTAGTACCTTAAAGGATTGATTGATATCAGAGAGGGCCTTTTTAAACTCACGTTCACCCTCGACGCCAATTTTTAAACCAAAATTATCTGGCATGACACTTCATCTCCTCCTTTTTGACATAAAAAAGGAGCAACCTTTTGATTGCCCCTAAAGATACATATTTCGTTTATCTATATTATAAATCGCCGTTGTAAATTATTGTGTTTCATGTGATTTCTCTTTATATTTGTCCAAGTGATTTTAAGCATAAATAAGTTAAGTATGGTGATGAATGTTTCTTTTGTCCAAAATCCCAATTTTTTAGTTTTTGATAAATAGACTCTGGTGTGAAGAAGCCATCTTCTCCTTGTTTGCTTTGAATTATGGATTTCATCTCAAGATAACGTTTGTCTTCTTTAATACAGTCACATTTATTCAAAACAGTCACAACACTTAATATATCATACCAAATATTAGGTGCTTTTAATTTACGAAAATCATTGCCCATATAAAACATATATGGATGTTTAACCAAGCTGTTTTCCCATAATGATAATATCTTTTCAGCTAAATTTTGGGTAATATCTACATACTTATTCTCAGGAATATTCAAGAGTAAATCCAGCATTATTAATGTTGCATATGGGCAGCAATCATCTTTTCGCCCAGGTCCTCTGAATTTACCTAGTTCACTTGAAACTACGCAAGGGAAACCATTATTATCATATAATGAAATAAGATAATCTACACCTTCCTGTATATACTTTTCGTAATCCACACCAGCTTTAATAAGAACATTAAGAAGTAATGGAGCATCGCATAAGCACCACCCAAAGGTATCTTCACCACTTCCACCATAATGTTTCGGTATATTAGTAAGGGATTGATAAATTCCATTTTTATCTTTATGCTTCATAATCTCATTTACAGCTATTTGAATCTCAGGAACAGAACAGTCTAATCCAATATCTAGTAAAAAAATCAATTTATATATTGGTAATATCGGATTTTTATGATTACTTACTAAAGTATTATGGAAATTTGTAATATCACTTAAGTAAGCTTTAATATTATCGTTCTTTAAGACATTATTTTTTAATTCAAGTATATCTTCTTTTTTCTCCTTTAAAATATTTACTCTTATTGCATACTGCAACCAATCTTCACTTTTATCCAATAATTTGTAAATCAACATAACTTACTCCTTTTGAGATGAAATATATTCATATACAATTGTCACCAAAGACGAATTAACTATTAATATATAATAAACCAAGTTACATTATTTTTCCATAATTATTGATAATTTAAGTATTCTTATATCCCTAATGATTAATAAAGGTATGTTCCACCTTTCAAAAAATTCATATATCATTAGGGATAATGTCGTCAATCGTAATAATTTTCTTTGGCTTTTCCATCCCAAGGAACTGTTTATGGCAAGACCATAGGTCAAAAAACAAACCAATGGGCATAAGCCAGAATTCATCTGTACTCATACCCATCTGCACTGTTCCATAATAATAAAGCCGGGTAAAGACTTCATTGTCCGTTACCCGACTTCCGCGTTTTTTGTTGCAATGCCTTCTTCTTCACTTTCCACGTTTCGCTTGGTACCTCGAAACATGGCTTCGGTAATCGCATTTTTATATGCTGCTAAATCAAGCGGCGAAGTAAGTAGTTCCACATCTTCTTCGGTTAGCAAATCTTCTGGCGTATTCTTGTTCTTGAGGTTATGAATTAAAATTGATTGATTGGCTAAAAGTGTTAAAAGCCATACAATCTCATCTAATGCCATCTCAAAGTTCTCTGATTTCATCAGTTTTTCACCGAGGTTCTCAAGACCACCATAACGGTTTGCAATTGCTTTTGTAGCCCGAGTGGTTAATATCAGTTCAAACTCCTTACCACCAATTTGAATCGTAGCACTTCTCGCATCATCCATTATTTTATCCTCCCATTATGGTGCTGGTGTGTAAACAGGTTCATAAACCTGGGTATACCAACCGGTGATAACAAGTGCCGGAACACCTGCATCCCCTTCGGTAACTTCCGCTTTCCATGGATGTTTTCCATTACCATCTAGTTTGTTTCTGCGCATCACCGTTCCCTCAATGGTAGGTGTAGAAAAGGTGATGGATTCACCCTTCGTCTGTAAATTGGTTGCCGGTAGACCAAATTTCACACGGTAAAGCCAGAAATACCGGTACTTCCCATTGGCTTTCTTCGCCCGAAAGCCGACTGCGACTGGTGCGCCTGTGCTCTCACTGGCAGAGATTAGTACACCGTTATCATCTGCTGTTGCTCCGGTTAAGTCGGATGCTACAGCAGTACCAATGTCATCGATTCCAAGAGAAAGTGTACCATTATTAAAATCCTTTACTACTTCAGCAGCGCCATCATCTGCATATAAGATTGCTTCCACTAGCTCCACCGACAACTCAGCACTGATGGCTTTGGCTAGAACTTTAGGAGTTCCATAGGTTTCTTCCCCTAATGTATCTTCTGTAATAGTCGCATAGTATAATTTATCAAGACCAATTGTTGCCATACATTATTCCTCCAATCCGTAGTGTTTTTCTACATCTATCGCAAAATGGTGATACCCCGTATCATTTTCGTACCCAAGGTAACGACGATCTGTCAACGTGAAGTCTAATTCAAGCAGATCTCCCACAATTTGTGTATTAGTTTGCTGATAGTTTCCTTTGGAAAACAAGGATATCCTTGCTTCCTGTACATCAAAATTGGGGCGGTTATCTGCAAAGTATCCAAAGGTATTTGCAATTGAGGTTATTACAACATAGAGATCAGGCGCTGTATCACTAAATACACCCGTTTCCACAGGAATTAGGATGCTATTGAAAAAGCTGGTAAGCTCTGCCAAAATACTCATATCTTCCCTATCTCCTCCTCCAGTTTTGAAACTATGGCATCAACACAAGCACGACGAGAAGCCGATTTTGCAGGTGCCAGGAATGGTTTTGCAGGCTGACCATGTTTTCCGTACTCGATAACACTCGCTATTTTTGCATTGGATACTCCATTGGAACGTGGCTCTGCAAAACCTACCTTCACGTTATGGTTACCGTTCTTATCAATCATTGCTTTCGATAGTCCAAGCGCTCTTTGGAGTTCTCCCGTAGATCTTGAAGGATATTTTGTGCCACTACCAATGACAGATCGAAGATTATCCTTAACCTTGTTTAGCACCACTTCTCCTCCTGCTTCCAACGCTTTTGGAAGTATCTCATCTGTTTGATTTCCCAGCCTAGATACCTTTTGCAAAAAGTCTTCCGGTAGTTTTGCTTGCAGCTTAGCCATTCTTATCACCTCACGGAAGGTTCCAACTTCTCTGAAAGAACCTCGATATACATTTTTCTACCACGGACATCTTCTGCACTCAGAATACGAAATCTTTCACCCATACAGATAATGATCATTTTTGTTGTTACGGTTAGTTCTGGAATCCTACGAAATCGAAAAAGAGCACTCGCATCTTGAAATACGGCTTGGTTTGCCCATCGTTCACTCCCATGACGCTCCTCTCGGTATGCTCTAACTGTTGCCAGAACCGAATCCGTCTGTGTCGCAAACCCCTCACTGTCTTTTTGGGTAACGGTCTGAATAATATCTATTTGTATGTTCATCTTTCCGAAGCTCATATCAAACACTCCATTCCCGATCCAGTCTCAAAAGCATATTAACTGTGTTCCAAACCTGCTGACTCGCCTGCACGTTATCGGCAAAAAAACCTGCTGTCGAGCCATCTCTGCTTTCATAGAAATGGCCAGACAACATAATAACAGCCTGCTCGGTAGTGGGTGGCATCGTATGAATCTCGTACCAACCAGCAACAATGTGCTGGTAGCTTTCCGCATAGTTAACAGCAGTCGTAATGTAGCTTATTAGAAGTTCATCATCCTGATCATGTGCCAGGATCAGATTTGCTTTGACCCTTGGTAAAAGGTTATCTGCTATTGCCATACCGTCTGCCCCCTATTTGCTCACATTTAGTCGGCTTCCATAAGCCCGGCAGTTTTTAACTTTGCAAGAAGTGCATTAAAATCAGAGACTAATCCCGCTACATCTGTAGCTACGCTGTTTGCCTGATTTTCAGCAACCGGGAGCCCGGTTACCGTTGCCCCCGGAAGTATTTCAAGTGTTCCTCCGATTACCCACTTCTCAGCGCCTTGTTGCATATAATTCTTTGAGTTATAGCTCATAAATCAGACCTCCTTAAGCATGCTGCTGGAGAACCTTGATGGCTTCCGGCAGAATTAGCTTGCCGTCTACGCGCTGTGTGGCAAGAAAACCAACCTGACCTGTGGTTGCGTAAAGCTCGTTAAGCCGTTTGAATGCTCTGCCCTGTCTGTCGGCAACCCAATAATAGCTGAAATCACCAAATACAATACTCTTGGCGGATGCAGCCAGAACAGGCATATACGCGGAAGTACGTATCGGTCTGTTTAGGATTGTATCGGGAGTCCCCGCCTGAAGGGAAGGCTGCCACAGATACTGTCCGTTACCATCCTTCAGTTTACGAATAGCTTTAATGGTGGCATCATTTAGTACAAAAACTGCCCTATTCCGGTAAGGAGCTTTCAGGGAATAG